GTCTGCGATCCGTTGTAGATCTGCACTTCTAAAAAGATGTTCGTTCCGTCTGAAACAATACTGATGACTGTGACCGTATAGGCATTAGCCATAAACAAGCTCCTTAACGAAAGGCTCAAATTCGGCCTTATATTTTGAAAAGACTTCGGGGACCGGTTCTGTTGCTTCGGAGAAAACAAACTCTCCAAATTGGTTTGAAGAAGATTCCAACGTCACGCGGGGATGCTGAAAGGCCATTTCGTCAATGCGTTCTTCCACAGCGCCGGGATGCTGGGTTTTCAGGCAAAGTTTCATTTTCTCAAGACGCCGCTTGTACGGTTTCAACTCGCAGAAATGCGCGACGTTAATTCCAGAGGTAGCCACTTCGAAGGGGTACTTGGAGAATTCGGTCCCATAGTGCCTCAGGGAATTGCCGGTGATCTGCGTATGGTAAAAGTCCTCGTTCGATGAACCATAAGCGCCCAGGTATTGCAATCCAAATTTGTTGGCATGAAGGTTCTTCCATTGGGTACACCGGCCTTTCGAAATCACTGTTCTAAAATCTTTGGCGTAGCTCGTCACATTCACCGTCCAGGCAAGCGGCCCTTCTTCCAGCTCCGCCCGTTTCGTTACCAGCATATCGGGATGCAAAAACCACGCCACATCGCCCGTCATCGCTTCAATACAGACGTTAAAGGCTGCGTTGTAAGCCTTCGTATCGGAAGGGTGAAAGTTAGGGGTATCGATAATTTTGACGGGAACGGATTGTTTTTGAAGATGCTGCAAAAGCTCCCGCGTTCCGTCCTCTGACTTCTCATCAAGCGCGTAGATAAATTCGTGGACTATCGGCAAAGCCGCCATGATCGAATAGCCGATCCATTCCACTTCATTCAAAACTGGACCTATCACACTTATGCGCATATTTTGAATTTCTCCCGGTATCGGTTGAGGCATTCGGTCTGACCGTATTTCTTGAATATTTCCGGCGTGACCATGCAACACTGCTGATCGCCGACAAAATGGCTTGACTCGCCCCACTTCTTCTCAAATTCCGGCGTAAAGACCTCAATAGGCTCCATGTCGGACGGATACTGGCCATACATCTCCGGCGGTTTGGAATGCTTGACGAGTAGGCTCGTCACGCCGACCTTCTCGCTCCGCAGGCAGTAGTCGATGTCGTAGTAGAAAAGGCCGTAGAACTTCTCGTCAAACTTCTCCCGATCAAAGTAGGCTTTGTCCACAAACATGCACATTCCGTCCACGACCTTGCAGGGCGTAAAGCGGCTTTTGGCCGAGAGAATGCGAATGCCGGGGTTTCCCATGACCAGGCCCACGCCATACTGATAGCCAGAGTCAAAGTAAGAACCGCCCTCGTATTTGGTCGAACCGATCACGCCGAGAATGTCCGGCTTAAATTCCGCAAAGATCTCCTCCACATGCGCATCCCAATGCCGGTCGATGAATTCCACGTCATCCTCGACAAAGCCCAGGATGTCGCCCTGGCTCTTCGCTCCCAGGCGGTTAAAGGTTTCCGCGCACTTCGGTTTCTGCTCCTCATCAATTTCGAAATGGTTTTCAAACGAACTGCAGGCCATGTCTTTGGCCGATTTCATCATGCGGTGGTACAGGGCCACGTCGCGCACTCGCGTAATGAGGTCGATCATTTGGTCGCCACACAATTCAAGCTGACCGGCTTGTGTTCCACGTTATCGACGATCTCCGAAGCATCCTGATTGCCAAACGGCAGATGCTCAATCCGTTTGATATCGGAGAATCCCGCGTTCATGACCGCCTCCGCCAGCGTGGCAAATGTGAAATTAATATAGTGATAGTTCAACGGGTGTTCCTGATCGCCCCAGATCAAAAACCGGACCCAAGGAACTAAGCCGAGCTTTTGATAGAGCCGAACACAGGCATCGAAGTCCGGAACTGAGACGTAAAGTGTTCCACGTGGAACTAAAACCCTGTGCCATTCTTTTAGAACGCGGACAGTCTGAGTGTGCGGGAAGTGTTCGAGAATATTGGAGGCGTAAATCTCTTGGACGCTATCCATTTTGCAGAAGGCAAGATTTTCGACGTTGGCTACAATATCTGTACTCGGTCCTTCTCTGAGATCGACAGTCTTAAATCCGGGTATCCGCCCGTTCCGGTAGCCTTCCCCGGCCCCGCCGAGGTTTAAGCGAATCGCCTCAGCTATCATGCGATAGCCTCCACGTTCAAGCTGACGGGCCTACGGTAAATGACATCGACCAAAGTCGAACAGTCGTTTAGGCCCAAACTGAAAGACTGCACTTGCTGAACCAAGGAAAATCCCGCTTCGTGCAGAAGGTTCGGCAGGCTTTCCGAGTCAAAAATGGTGTAGTGATAGGCCAAGGGATATTCCTGATCGCCGTAAAGCATATGCGTCACCCAAGTCACCATTCCAAACTCTTTGTAGATATTGAGAACGGCTCTAAAGTCAGGAACAGCAATGTACGCCTTGCCGCCCTTCTTCAAAACCCTGCGCCATTCCTTCAGGACATCCAATGTCCGCAGATGGCTGAAATGCTCCAGAACATGACTGGCGTAAATGTCATCGACCACGCTGTTGTCAAACGGCAACTTCGACACATCGCATTTCACGTCCACATGCGGCCCGTCGTGCAAGTCAATGTTCGTCCAGCCTGTGAGCTTGTGATCGCGTCCGCCCAGCATCAAACGAACTGGCCCTCCGACGGGTAAACAGTTCCCGTTTACCTGCTGCGGCTGCAGCGGCATAGGTTCTGTTGACTGCTTACCCGCCAGAGAACTCATTTAGAGCTTCTCGGCAACGGCCAATATACGTCCGGCACTACAATTTAGGGCGACTGCGGCGCCATAAATTTTATAAGTGACCGGGGTAAATTGATCCCAGGTGTCTGACTTGTCCGGCCCTCTTGCGATCATCATCTTGACCATGCCATCCAAAGACGTGAAGCCATAGGCTCCCTGTCCGAAGATGAATACCAAGTCGATGCTGTGCGCTGCTACCGCGTAGCGCGGAGCAAGGGTTGAGTCGATGAAACGCACCTTTTCCACTTTTCCAGCCTCGCCCTTGTACATCGTCTCCTGCGAGTTCTGATACACGTTCCACTGCACCCACGTCGGATCTTTACGCAGACTGTGTAACGCAAGGGGATGCGCGTAGCCTATGTAGTATCCGTCGGCAAACGGTTGCGCATCATACCCACGCAAGGTTGTAACGCACTTGCGAACGGAGAAGAGCGACAACTGTGAGGATGTCGTCGGAGCGGAAGCGTTGTAGTTGGAAAGGAACGAGCTTGAGGTCGGGATAATAACAGGGAACTGGAATTGATTCGAGTTCGATGCCGTACCCGTATTCAAGCAGAACGAACTGGCGGTCGAAGTCATCCAGGCGGAAAGTAACCCCGTCTTGGTCGAATTCAACCCAATCCCATTCTTGAAAATGCCCATCTGCACCATTCTTTCGACGGTCTTGCGAGCGGAGTCCGTGAGTACGTCCATGGCTCCATTTACCGCGTCGAAGAAGGATGTCATTTGGAACAAGTCCGTGAGTTTTACCCCACGTCCGTATCCCACGATGGTTGCGACGACTTTGCGAGAGGAAAGGGCGGGCAAGGAATTCGCCGCGCCTTCGCCCAAGCTTACGGAAGCTGCATCCAGCACACGCCAGCCGTTGAAAGTGGCGGTCGTGCCGGTCCGCAGAGGGAGATCGTCTTTAACGGCGAACTCGATCAGCGGGGTGTTCGGTTCTAATCGGGCGATAATCTTCTGGCTGAAGTACTTCGCCATTAAGTTATCGTTTACGGCTGTCGTTGTATTTGTGTCGGACATTTTAACTGCCTAGACCATTAGCCATTTAAGGCGCGTTAAGTCTAGGCCCTTAGATTGCACACAAGGTTTAAGCGGACGGAACTATCGGGGGCGCAGGCGTTCCTGTTGGTCAAAGAACTCTTTGGCCGCTTGATCGAGCGCCGCTTGCTGCTTGGCGTCAACCCTGCCCTTGCGCGGATCAAACGACATCTGCGTAATGGCGGCATCAAGAGTCTGGAACGACGTGCGTGTTTCCGACAACGATGGGGCAGGAGGTGGTGTGCCGCCGCCCAGAATAGGCGCTGGCGACTTACTCGGCTGTGCTTGAACCTGATCGACAGGCTCACCGAGACGCAATTCCTCCTTCACTTCCAAGAAAGCCGCTTTGTGAGGGTTTTTCAGCTTCCAGAGATCGGGATCGGATTGGAGTTTCGCATTGACCGCCGCAAAGACATCTTCCCGCAAAACGCGAGGATCTTTCGCCGCGATCTGTTTGATGTTCTCTCGAATCTGGTTGTCCCGGCGATCTTCATTCAAAGGCTGCAATTCTTGAGCAATGGCGAGCTTGACCAATTGCGCGACCGTCCGGGCGGGATTCGCCTGGAGGTCCGCGTTAATCATCGCTTCCAGTTGCTGATCGCTCATCGGCTGATTAAGCATCGGAGAAGGAACAGGCGGCGGCAAAGGCAATGGCGGAATTTGCGCCGCCATCCGGGACGGATTGGGCGATTCCCGCAATTTCTTTTCCTCCGCTTTGTACTCTCGGACATAATCATCGATAGACTTCTGCACCTCTTGAAGTTTCGTCTCTTTTTGCTGATTGGCCTCTTTAAGCTGTTCCGTGGAAGCTTTTAGCTTCTCAACGTCCACTTCCCCATTCGGTTTTTTGAATTTTTCGGGAATCTCAGCAGGCGTTCCGGCCTGAGATGGCGCTGGAGGAGGAGGAGTCGGCTGGCCAGCCTTGTCCAAGTCACCCACCGTCATCGCAAAGGGGTCATCCCCTCGCTGCGCCGCTTCCATCATCGCCGCACGAACCTTCGCCCCATCCAATTTTACCGGATCGGGCTGGAACGCGGGTTGTGACAATGTCTGCGGCGTTTCCCGCAGTGTTTCTATTTTCAACTCTGTTTCGGTCGCTTCTACCATTTTCGTCTCCTCATCCGCCGCTTAGGGTTGTGGATGTTCATCGGCAAGTTAAACCGTCGCAGAAGAAAAGTCGAACCTAGACTTATCTCCTGGATTGTGGCTTTTGGCTTGTCTCTGCGCGAATAAGACGCCTTCCAACACGTCCTGGTAAGCTTTGCGTCTGGCGCACAAATCGGTTAAGCGGAACTCAGATCCGGAAAGAAGCTTCGAATCAATCTGCAGATTCAGGCGCTTCAGTTCTTCGTAAACTTCAAACAGCCAAATCTTGCGCGACTGGGGATCATTCAGCGCGGCCAAGAGTTCCATAGAATCTAAACCCTGCAATTCCTTGGGCGTGAAGATGTCTTTGAACTTCTGCAAAATCTTCTTCATTGGACCACCGGCTCTCGGCGCAAAGGGTTCGGCGGCAAGAAGGCCGGGCGGTTGCCCTGGTCGTGGCCCTTCATCCCCGGCGAGTCCTTTTTGTTCGTCTGAGGCGAAGGAATAGCCTTCTGCGGCGGCTCCGGCCCTTCCGGGCCAGGTTTCTGGGGATTCATAATCATCGGCAGAAGAGCTGGCGGAATCATGGAAATGGGAATCATGGGAATCTCCGGAAACCACTTCTCCGCCTCTGAAATCCCCTGCACCGTTATCATGTCGTACTTGAGCGCTTCAATCGCGTTAAACCGCGCACCGGTCGGATCTGCCGCTAACGCCAGCTTGATCGCATCTTTGATCTGCGCGTCTTTAACGACCTTGTTTTCCAGCGAGAAAATCCCCATCGGCCTAAAGCGATAACTTGAGTTGATGACCTCAGGCGGCGGATACGCGAAAGCCAAGTAGCGGGGAACCATGTGCGGCATCGGCGGGGCTTGCGGCATGGGAGGCTGGCCGGGAACAGGCGGCGGAGGCGGGGGCATTTCGAGCATTCCGATTTGCACGAGTTCATCACCCAAGATCGCTTTTAAATCTTCGGGTTTTAATTCTTGATAGAAAATGGAGTAGGCTTTCTGCGCCAGCTTCATCAAAAAGGCCGACTCAATAATCATGCCGTAGGCGGCAATGCGCTCGTTGAACATCTGCCGGAGGAGTTCCATTCCTCCCAAAGTCTGATTCGCATCCGCCCCGCGCGTCGATTGACCGAGCGTGATTTTGGACGCTCCAGTTTTTTCTTGCACCATCCGCTCTAGTTCAAAGCGATGCGCGAAGTAGGATTGCGAAAGATCAGGCATTTCTATCGGCTGGAAAGCCTTGCGAACGTCGTCCGTCACTTGGCTCTTCAAGCGCAAGATCCAGCCAGGCTGCACCTTCAAATCGGTTTCGGCGTTGACCAAGGCATTTTCCATCACGGCGATGCCTTTGTTCATGATGAGCGAAATATTGTCAATGCCGCCGTTGGCGTGTTCGTTCAGCTCTTCCTGGTCGTCCTGCACCAGCTCACAGATGCCTTTGCCATAGGTCTGGCCGGTCCGGATATAGTCCATTTTCAGGATGTTCACTTCGCCGTCGGCCACGTTGTTTTCTTCGGAGTAAAGAAGGGCCACGGCAGAGGCCACACCCACTCGGCCCGGCACAAGTTCCTCGGCAGTGTACTTGTCTTCGTCGGTATCCTCCGGCATGTCAAACTGTATCCACTTGCGCGGCAGAGGACACATCAACTCCCAGACCGTATGCTTCTTTTCAAACTTCGAAAGCGTGCGGGAAGTGTCGAAGTACCCCAACTCCTGCTTGATCGTCGTTAAGTCCACGTCAAAGCGTTCGCCTTCGGTGATATTGTCCAACTGCGCTTTAACGTCAAAGAACTCCCCTTTTTTGATGTGCCGGCAGATCGTCCCATAGTCCACCTTATCGCGATGCAGGATCTTGTCCCAGGTGTGCGTGTTGGGCTCCGGGAAAATGTCTCGAATGTGGACGTAGCGGCAACAGAGCTGGTTGCGCAGCATGACTTCCGTCGGCTGCATCTGGAAACCCTGAATCTGCGGCGAGGGAAGCGGCGCTTGGCCCGTCAAAGATTCTGACGGCGCGTTATCCAAAACTTGCAGTGGCGTTTGCATTTGGGGAACACGGCGCTGGCGGGTGTCAACAACTCGCTCCCAGTAGAGTTTCATGAAACCAGAACCATAGCGCACAGCCTCACCCAAGGCGTCGTAGAAGCTCACGTCAAAGTCGGCTTTGCGCAGCTCGTACTCCATGATGTCCTGAATGAGCCGCGCTTGCAAGTCATCGCCGTCAGGTCCGCGCTCCGTCTGAATGGGCGGGTTGGGAGCCATCATGGTCTTGTGAATGGTCGAGCGAATGATCTCGCAGTTCTGGATCGTGATGTCCACAAACATCGTGGACTGCCACGGCTCCTTCGATGCCGCTTTGGTCGGATCGTAAATAGACTCGTAGTTGCGGTCAAAGCGGTCCCACTTGGCATGGAACCCCTGGCTGCGCCAGTCCCAAGAGCGCCGGTAGAAACTCTGGCAATACATCAAGAGTTCGTTCTTCCGCTGCGCGACTAACGGCGAGTCCGTCGGCTGCGCCTGGTAGAACGTCGGCTGGGGCTGGTTGTTCTCCACTAGCGCGAACGGATATGTTCCGCGCAAACTTTATCTTGGCCCGGCGCGACGGGCTTTCCGCATTCGCAGAGGTTCCCCGACCAAAGAAACTTCGGGTCCGCCGCCGCCGCACCGCCGGCGGAAACCGGCGCTTGGGGAGTCTTCTCAATCGTCGGTTCGTCTTTTTGGTCTTTCGTAATCTTAGCCATTTCTGATTTCCTCCTCGGAGGGTCTGAGGCTTTCAATTTCTCCTGGGGCGACTGTGTAGACTTCCGGCTTTTTGCCGATGCTGATCGATTGCTCAAGTCGTCCTTCGTCCTGGACGGCTTCAAAACCTCTGTCTTGCGGTTCGGTTTGCTCGGCGAATCTTCCTGCCGGGAGCGTTTTCGTCCCGGCTTTGCGTTCTGTTTGCGCTGGCTTTCCAAATGTGTCATCCATTGTTCCTCCTAAGCGGCTCTTAGTAATCGTCGAACGTTTTCTTGAAGTACACTAGACCCACTGCGCCCGACACGATAAAACCCCTGGCCCACCTTGCGGTTCTCTGGCGTGGGAACGAAATGGGGTCCGGTGTTGGGACGGGCCATGTCCGGATGGAACGAATCGGCGTAGGCGTCTAGCATATCGTCGTAAGCATGCGAATCGTCCAGCCGGAACTGATAGCACTCCTCCAGAAAATCTTTCATAAACCTGTGCACATGAATCGTCCGCGCTTCCCAGCGCGGCACAAGGCCGCCGATCCGGCTCTTGTCGGTCTTAGACTTCGTGTCTTTGATCTCGACGTATTTGAAGTTCCAGGCGTTCTCCCGCACCCGTCGTTCGTTAAAGCTGAAACTGATCGCGTCGCCCTTACGCCGTTTGATCCCCACGGCATCTGGCGTCCAGGCTTTGACGTGGGAAAAAAGCTTGTCCACGATAATGCCGGGGTCATCCCGACGGATACGGTCTACAGCCAGGATGTAGGAATGGTTGCCATGCGTCAACCCCTGCGTCACGATGGCCGTGTGGTCCCCGTCGTTCTCAGAGTAGGCCGGATCGCAGACCGTTGTTACCAGCATAAAGCGTTCGCGGTCAGGAGCCACGTCGTAGAGCGTTTCGTACTCGCGCTTAAACGGCTGAGTTCCTGGGTCGATGCGCTCCAGTCTCATCTCCCGCGCATAGTTGAGCGGCCCCATTTCTTTCTTGCGAAAGGCCAGCCAGTCGTCCGTCCAGATGTCTGAATACTGATTCGCCCCGCTAACTTCAGCAGGGCGTTTCCATTTCGAGTAAGCCTCATTGCGCGAGAGCTGTTCTAAAATGTCCCCAAATTCCATGGGAGTCCCGACGGTATACATCTCGGTGTGCGGGAGCGTCATCCCCGCGATCACGCCGAAGTACATGCGGTCTTTGTCGTCCCGGCTCATGCGGTTGTTCTCGCCTTCAATGTCATCGTTGATGATGATATCGGGATGCGTCCCGCGTTTGCTTGTGCCGAATCCCATGATGGTCACAAGCGAACCATTCGGGAAAGAAATCTGGTCCGTGCCCCAGAGTTCCTTCGTGGAAGGACGCATCGGAGACAAGACCTCCTGCGTCTCAATGGTCTGTCTCATCAGGCGCAGGTTCTTGATCGCCTGACCTTCAGAGTCGGAAACTAAAAGCACTTCCGTCTTGCCGCGCAAGATCCGCCAGAGCGGATAGGCAAGAGAAAAGAAATACGTCTTCCAACTGCCCCGCGGCGCTTCGTAAAGACCGCGCTTTGCACCGAGAACGTTCTTCTCCCATTCGGAATAGTGACTCGGCCATTTAAGACCGAGGGCTTTGGTCGTAAAGAATTTCAGAGAGGCTTTGCAGCCCTGCCAGAATTTAACTTCGTTAGGCGACATCATTATCGGGCGTCTCCAGGGCTATCGTGTCGAAAACTTCTTTGAGTTGCGCTTCTCTCGCCGGATCTAGGGCGGGTAAATTGAAGACGTTGATCTGCGTCTTGGGAGCCTCTTGCTTGTAAGCCCCTTCGATTTTGGCCAGCTCGACAAGGCTCTTGTGTTCAGACTCTTCAAGCTGACCGCCGTCGTAGACGTTCTCGACGTGCTTGGCCGCAATCCAGTCCGGCGTCGGGATCTCGCAGAGGGCGCGGACTTTCGCATCCTCCTCGCGGAAGCAGGCGAGTTTCTTGACGAGGCGTTCGACTTTTTCAAGCTCAAGGCCAGATTTTTCAGTCGCTTTAGCGACATCCCAATTCTCTTGCTTCCACACCTGCAAAAACCGGAGGTCGTTAAGCGAGAGGCGCTTGAAGATGAGCTTGTCAATAGTGGCAATCTGTCCTTCTTCGTCGAATTTGAGGGGGACAATCGCTTCTTTGCCCCGGATGCGGATCTTGCGGGCTTTGTCATTGACAACTCTTGCTAGGTCGCTCCAGTTCAATGCGTCTTTACTAACACGCTATTCGCAGTCTGTCAACAGCATTAGACGATAAGAAAGTTTTGAAGGCGGTTTTGACGTGTTCGACATCGGCCTCCGTCATCTTCTCATGGCAGGGAATGTAAAACCCCGCCGCGTTCACCCGATCAGCGACCGGCCAGGAGTGCTGGCTGTCCCGCAAGGGCTTGAGCAGAAAGCCATAGCACGGCTGGTTTGTAATGGGCATCATGGGCCGGGTTTCGATCCCGGCCTTTTCTAAGTGCAGACACAACTGCCAGCGATCCAGCTTGGACGTTTCTGAAAGGACGATGGGGTACATCATCCACGTGTGGTTCTTCCGGCAATCTTCCCTCGGCAGGAGCAGATCGCCGGTGAAGTCCTCAAGAGCCTGGGTCATCTTGTCGGCGATGTAGCGCCTGGTCCCCACGCGCTTTTCAAGATCAGCCAACTGCGCTAGGCCCAGGGCCGCTTCAAATTCCGTCCCTCGCGCCGAGTAGCCCAGGCGGTTGAACTTAAAACGGCGAAGAAGAAGTTCTTCGCTGAGCGGCGGGGAAGTGTAGCCCGGAATGTAGACGTAGTCCCGCCCATGGTTCGCCAGGGAGCGCAAGAGGCCGTTTAACTCCATGTCGTTCGTCAAGGCAAAGCCGCCGACGCCGGTGGCGATGTGGTGCGCCATGTACGTCGAATGACAGCCAATCTCGCCCTGCAGAGGGTTTAAGATCGTCTCGCAGGAGTCTTCCAGCACAGCGACGTTGTACTTCTCGGCCAGCTCGTATAACTTCGGATCGCAGTCCTGCCCGAAGAGCTGGACCGGGATCATCGCCACAACGTCCCGCCAGAGTTCCGGAACTTCCTCACCCGTCGAGTTGTGGCCGTATCGCCAGGGGTTCATTGTGTAGTCGTGCATGGACACATCCACGAAGAGGGGTGTCAAGTTAGCCTGCAAAATGACGTTCACCGTCGCTACAAACGTCAGGGCTGGGACTAGGACTTTCGAGTGGTCCGGCCAGCCATGTTTTTCTTTCATGGCCAGAAGCGCAATGCGCAGAGCATCCGTCCCGGAGTTCACAAAAATACAATGCCGAGCGCCGTGATAGTCCGCCAACTTCTCTTCAAATTCCCTGACTCTCTCCCCCGGCGAGAACTGCCCGGAGGCCAGAACTTCGACTAGACCACGACGCATCGCCTCCGTCACGTCCACAGGCGTCGCCAGGCGCAGACGCTGGGTCACGGCCACAGCCGAAACCCCACCTGCCGACGAGTCTTCCCAAAGAGCCGGTCGAGAGAATTGTGCACCCGCTCCGTCATCTTCTTCGTGAAACGCTTGAACGTCATCTTGGGCATCTTGCGTCTGTTCTTCTTCAACTCCTCGTGACAACCCGTACTCACGCCAGGGCCCGCTCAATGTCTGAGAGTTCCACCCACGGCCCCACCGGCAAGTTGACTTGCGTCGCGCAGAAAGCATCAACCCCCGGCAGGATCTTCGCAGAGCTTTTAAACATGCTGTAGGTGTCGTTGCGCTCGTGGACCACACCAGAGGCAATGCCTTTGTCCGAAAGCTTCTGAATGAATTTTTCGCGGTCCTCTCGGTGCGTCGGGTAAAACCAAAAGGCGGACTCCATGTCCACCGTCTCCTGCAAACGGCTGGCGTAGATCTCGGCGTTGCGACGGCGGGCTTCCAGATCTTTTTGCAGGCCCTTTAAATTCTCAATGCCTATCGTCGCCGCCAAGTCGTTCATGTGAAACTTGTAACCCCACTCGGGAATGTCCTGCTTCAAATCTTGCGGACGTTTGATGCCGTACCACCGGAGTAACTTCCCACGCTCGTAGTCCGCTGGGCTCTTGCAGCTCAAGAGTCCGCCGTCTCCCGTCGTGACGTGCTTGATCGCCTGGAATGAGAAGGCCACAAAGTCGCCATGGCTGCCCACGGGCTCACCCCTAAACGTTCCGCCCAAAGCGTGAGCCGCGTCTTCAATCAACTTGAGATCATGTTCGTCGGCGATCTGTCGCAGGGCATCAAGATCACACGCCCTGCCGCCCCAATGCACAGCCACAATGGCTTTCGTTCTCGCCGTGATCTTGTGAATCACGTCGTTAGGATCAATGAGGCCGGTCCTTCTGTCCACATCCGCCCAGACAATTCTTCCGCCTACGGCGGCTATCGGCTCGTTCGTCGCTGTACACGTCACAGGCGTCGATATCACTTCATCCCCAAACCTCACGTTCGCCAGCCGCAACGCCAGATGGATCGCACTCGTGCAGCTGTTTGTGGCCAGTATTGTTTTTCTGCCGACCCAGGACTGCAGTTCCTTCTCGAATTCATCTACCCTCGGCCCCTGGCCGATAAAACCACTGTGAAGAGTCTCAAGCAGGGCGGCGTCAACGGCGGGGTCCATTCTCACTTTGAACAAGGGGATCGTTGCTACCGCTGTGGCTATCGTGGCCATCACGCCTCGCTCTCGTCAACATCTGCCGCCAACAGCGCCAAGGCCTCACCCCCACGGCCCTTTTCTAAAAGCTCTCTGGACTTCTGCACCTGCGCTCTTAACTTCGTCATCACCCGCACCAAACGGCTGTACTCCCGCACCGTCAACGTCGTGTAGGGGCCGGCCTCAGGCGGGTCGGTAATTCTCACGGCAGAGTGCCGTTCTTCAGAGCAACGAGAAAAGCGCGGGGGCTGTAACGGCAGGCCCCGGTCGAGATGTACAGCCGGGGCCAGGAGAGGGGCCACACCAGAACCAGGCGGAAGCGGAAGAGGTTCAGGTCCATGAGAAAAAAAATGCTGGGGAGGAAAAATTTTCTGTGGGCGTGGCACTATCATAATTTTCACCGTTACCACGACAGTTCACTTGCCTTACGGCAGGAGGGCCTGGCTGGCTACGAGCCAAGCTGGCTCCGTCGGACGTACCCACCTCCCTGAGTGCTAACATAGCCCGATCCCCCTCCGCGTACTTCCTGGCCTAGGAAGTGACATGGTCATTCTACCGTCAATGGTTTTACCTATGGCCGGTTCATTGACAAAGCGAAATGCAAAACGTGTTGAATTATAGAGCATGCTGTTGAGTGCTAGTTATGGACCGTTCTGTTACTTTTCCCTGCTTTTCTTCGAAGTCAGTCCAACGCAATGCCGAACACATCCGGCATGTCTGCACGAACTCCTGGTGGGTTTTATCGAAGTGAATGGCCCCAAAACGATGGTATCCACCGTTACGGCAGTCTGGTATGGTGTTAAACGCCCCTCCCGCCATGGCAGGCCACATAGCGCGGTTATTAACACGGATTCTCCGGTTTGTCAACTCCTGCCAGATCTTTGACTCGGCGCAGTTCCATGAGCATCCGTACGCTGAGGTCTGTCAGTTCCCGGATATGCCGCTGTTGCATCTCAATGATCTCCCGCAGTTCTTCAATCTCCGTTTTCATGGACAAACCTCATCTTGCTCAGTGGAACTTCTTCGACATAGCCGCTCCCGTCTTTGCAAATAGCGACGGTGTAGATAGACATCTGGCCGTCGATAGTTTCGGAGGTAAGGCCGAATTGAAGAAACTCGTAATCAAACCATTCTTTATCAATCATCACCCGAATCTTCTGCACGCGAATCCTCCTTCAAGATATGTCCGTCTTTGACCAGATGTATTTTCATTCCCATGACGCCGGATCGCCTGGCTTTTTCGACTTTAAGCATGGCGAGGCCTTGAAGCATAGACTTCTTTTTCTTTCCGAATTCGACATCCCGTTTGCGCCAGATCATCAGCACATTGTCCGCCTCTTGCCCAACGAAAGAGGAGTCGCGCAAGTGATAGATTGACGGTTCATGTTCAAGGTCAATTTGTTTGACGTGACAGATGATGATGACGGCCAGGTTCATACCCAGTGCGATCTCTTTTTTCAGGAACCGCATCACCCGCCCGATTTCGAGCGACATATTCTTTTGAAATCCCATATCGATCAGGTAATGCAGGTGATCGATGACAACCACTTCGCAACTGAACTTCATTTTTGCCTCTAGGCATCGCCAGCGCAGCCACTCTAAATCCATGGACACATTCTGTAGCGGCATAAACAATACGGATTCCGTGTTATTGTGGGCTAAGGCGATGGTTTCGGGGGTTACTTCGAAGGAGAAGAATAGAGAGAAATGCTTATCGTTTCTCATGGACCGGATCATGGTATCGACCAGGAGCGTTTTGCCCATTCCTGTTGGCCCTGAAACGACGGTCAGTTCGCCTGGGATGATGCCGCCTATGGCCCGATCCAGTTTTTCGATACCGGACAGAAGCACGACTTCGGGTTTTGGGGTTTTGGCTGCGATTTCCGCAAACTCAACCGAAGAGACTACGCGATCAGGCCCTTGATACTCCAAAACCTGCGGCAAGATATCGGAGTTTTTCATGACCATTTTGGGGCCTCGGTTTTTGAAAGAAACGGTGTTGCCTCTTCTCTTCTCTTTTCTTCTCTTCTCTTGTACCGTGATCGTTTTACCCTATCGGAAGCGGTAGGATCGACTTGATATGTAAACCATTTAGAAACTGTTACGGTAAAACTACCGTTATCATTATTGGCTAGGCTTTTTGACCGCTTAGCGTTGGTGAATTGGCCATTGGTCCATCTGGATTTATCCGTTTTTGAACCCTCTTCGATGATGATATTTGGGAGTCCTTTTAGGCGCGTCCTGAAGTCCTCGATGTCATGGCATCGCAGCAAAGAGACGGTGACCGATGCGGGAGGGATAACGGTTAATTTTCCGCGTTCACCCTGTTCGCAAATAAGGGACATCAGCAGGGTCCAGAAGCCGATATCTTCCAATCGGACGTTCTGGAACTTAGCGTCATGCAGAATAGAGTTCCAGGTTTTCCACCATTTGCGATTATCGGCCATAAAATAAATAGCCCCCAGAGGCCGCCGGTCGGCTAGGATCATTGGCATAGGGGCAAAAAAATAGACCGCTCCCGTCGGGAAGTCGGTCACTAGATTTTGTTTTGATCCTAGCCATTTGCGCAAGGAAGGATATTAGTTAAAATCCATAAGCGCAAATCCTCGCGATTTCTATAGCACTTATAAACTCTTTAGAACTATTTGAAGTATAGGCCCTTTAGCCCAATTTTAAGATACCCCTTGAATATCTGTGTGTGTGGGTGTATAGAGTATTATGAAACCAACAGATGAGAAGGCGCAGCAGACGGCCAGGGAGATTGGGGCGGTGTTAGTTTCTGAGGAGTGCGCCTATTGCCAGTGGCCGCTCATGAAGTTCGAACGCGACGTGCTGGGGTTTCACTTCTGCTGGAACTGCCAGGCGAGCCCGAGGATTCCCTATGACAAACTACATTAAGCCGGTGTGTCCTGATTGCGGACGAAGCAACATTCTCTACAGAATTCGGACGAACGACTTCATCTGCCGCTTGTGCGGCCACGTCTGGCAGAAGGCGGCTTGATATGAGCGCGCCTGAGTACACCGCCGAAGACTTCAAAGCCTGGCTGCAAAACAACCAACGCATCCTGCAAGGCTACCGGCCTGACGAGGTTGCGCGCCTAGCGATGGCCTGCGGTTTCCACGTGGACCAGATCTGCGGTCCGGTGGCGGACGGCGTGATGAAGATCAAACGCCTGCTCGAGTTCTGGGAAAACCCCTTTTCTGAGAAGTGGATGAGAGCGACGGAGATTCAAAATGGCCACGATGACCAATAAACCGCGCCCGTCGTGCCGTGAGCAAGCCTGCGACGTGCAGGTGACGCCCGAGCAGAAGTATTGCGCGGCGCACGAGTGGCAGATCAGTAAATGGCTGAAAAAGTCTAACGCCACACTAAAGGAGCTTACGACTATGAAATCTAAAACATTGACCCACACGCCCCAAGAAGTAGGGAATTGCACAACTTGTGGCCATAGAAGTTTGGGACATACAATTGCAGGCGAATGCAATTATCGGGATTCCGGATTCGATGGGACATCTGCGCGTTGTACTTGCGACATGTATATGCAACCTCGCAGGGCGTACACGCCAATGCCGTGTATCGAACATCAAACAAGTTCGATCTCAAGTAATGATCCATTATCGAAGATTTATACGTGCAGCAAATGTTCTCAACCTTTTTTGATGGATCGAACTATCCGCGCCGTGAATAGTCACCAGGAATTAGTCGAAATTCTTAAAGCGATAGCGGCGTCATTTAATGGCGGAGCAGACAAAGTTTACAGCTCTGCACTTTGGCCCAAAGACGATGAAAAAACTTTGGGTCAATGGATTAATGAAGCCCTCGCCCGCGCTGAGAAGGAGAGTGTATGAACACGCCGACGAAACATTATTCGATCTTTTCCGCCGAGGAGACCCCTTATAGATTCTTTGGCGATGCCGGTCGCTTAATCTGGGAATGTAAGTATTGCGGTCGTCAATTTACTTCCGCGGGTCGCGTTTATCAACATTGCCGACGCGAAGTCTATAAAGAACGGATGAGTGAGGAGACAATAAAATCATGACCTGCCAACTGTGCAAAGAGTCTGACATTGATAGCCTCGAATTTGAGGCTGGGAATAACGCCGAGTACATGGTCAGTATTCCGCTCTGCGAAGCTCATCTGAAAGAAGAGGAAGAAACGGGCTATGCCTTCAGAGAAAAATACGGTGAACAGATCGAAGAGGCTCTTTACGAAAGTTGGCGCAGACAAGCCGATGCGTTACGCGCCGAGAAAGGAGAGTAGCGATGAGCGAGTGCACCAACCCCGCCCATCCCAAGTTCAACGCCGGGGCGCTGGACCTCTGCCTGCTCTGCCACTACGGGACCGACCGCGCCTTTGCCGTCTACTCCCAGACCCTTCTTGCCCGCATCAAAGCCCAGGACGCACTCTCCCGAACGAATCTTATGGTTTCTTAGCTTCCCATTTGTTGTATCCCGGATGATTAACCTTTTTGCGAAATTGAAGCCGAAATAATGCTGTAACTACACTTTCGCGATTGTTGGTAGCCCCGACCGCCGCAACCGCTTTATATATTTGATCTTGGCGTTGTGGCCTCTTTGCCTTTTGCAGGTGAGCAAGGATCGCTTCATCAATCGTGGGTTTATCTTGTAACTCTGGAGCCCGAACGGGCAACGCCCCATCCATATCAGCAACGGCCCTAAGCGACTCAATAGCTTGGTCTAGCTTCTGTTTCTTGCCCTCTAATTCGACGATCATGGTCTTGATGCTGTCTGATTTCATGCTTAGTTTTCTCCTTTTTGGACAACGTAGTGGCCATAGCTAAGACGGTGAAAACTTCCTCATGTGGGCGTTTTCGACGGTGACCCTTTTGACTCTCGATGAACCTCATAAACTCCGTTTACCGTCGAGGATGTCAAAGTTTATCAAAGCGTCTAAAAGACCCATACGCCGCAAGCGTGGACAAAAAGTGGACAAAATTAGATCTCCGGTAGCCTTTCGATTCCCAGGTCCAAATGCTCCGGGGTCAAGTGGGTGTAGATCTGCATGGTTTCCATGTTGCTGTGGCCGAGCCATTGCATCAAAACGCGAGGATCGATCCCTTTCATGGCGCACTGGCTGGCAAAGGTATGGCGCAAGGTGTGGAGCGACCCCTTGATGCCCGTTCGCTTCATGATCTTGCGAAAGCCGCCAGACATTGAGCCAAGGTTCGGCCCTTCCCGGCCCATGACATATTCGCCGCCATTTAAGTTGGCCTTCAAGTAGTCGCGCAGTTTGGGGTGCATGGGAACAAAGCGCCGTTCGAAGTCTTTGGGCGTGAACATATCCGATGGCTCAATGTGAATGCGGTTATTGGCAAAGTCCACGTTAGACACGCGCAAGTAGTATATCTCAGAGCGGCGCAGCCCGGCGTAGTAGGCCAGCATAACGATGGTCTTCCAGACTCGGCTGCATTCTTTCAAAATGCGCGTGACCTCTGCTGCCGTAAAGAAGCGCAAGCGACCTTTCGCCTCTTTGAAGCATTTTACCCGGCGGTAGGCGGGGTTATTCTCTAAAAGGTTCCACTCTATCGCTTTGTTGATCGCCGCCTTGATCGCCCGCAGCATACGGTTGATCGTCGGGATCGCCAGACCTTCCTTTTGTAACGCTCCCTTAAACATTTCTAGTCGCTCAGGACTAAGCGAATCGATCCTAGTGAGCGGAACAGCCCTTTCTAGCTTACGGAAGGCCAATTGGTCAATGTAATGCGTGGCGGGGTGTTTGTTCGCGCTGTAGGCCATATAGCGCGTTTTAAAGGCATCCCAGGAGATGTCGCCAACAACATCCCCATACTTCGCCGCCTGCCGCTGTTTTACGAGGTCGGCCAGCTTGTTCTCCGCGAAGCGTTTGTCTGACGATAAAGCCCGTCTGATCCGCTTGCCGTTCATACGCAGGTCTGAATAATATACGTCACCGATCTTCACAAGGGTCGCCATTTTCGTAACCTCCAGGTTACTTCCGCTTAACTCTGCCGTAACAAATTGGGCCTTTTGGGGTATTGCAAAGGAATGTTAATTGGGTGTATATTCAAACGCCCATGACCCCCACGGACGTTAAGATCGACATCCTACCGGATCGCTTTCGCTACACCATTTCCCAAGAGGGCCAAGCCGACACCGTTTTTTTTGTTGACCGGACTACTCTTTCAGTTTTGATAGATGCGTCCGTTCGGGCGCGAGAGGAGTTTGATAAAATGGCGGCTCCGGACCTTGTCCCGCTTCGCCTAATTGGTTAGATCGGAAATATTCCAGTTCCTTCTTTTTCTCCGAAAAATAAAAGTCCAAAATATAAATAATTTGGTTTGCAACCGGACGGCGGTTGAACGCTGCCTCTTTTTCAAGTAATGGTTGCAAGTCCGTCGGTAAACTCACCATGTACCGCTTCAGCTTCGTTGCCATCTTATCTCCTTAGTCTTTAACCCCCAAAGACACTAAATTATTTTTTTCTTGACAAGTTTTTATGCGTTTTCTAAGCTAGGTGTAACTCTTAGTAACGCTGACCATCTTTTACTAACACTAACGACAGAGTTTGTCAAGGCCCGTAAAAGCACATAAGGGTACTACAGAGTGTACAACCCTGTCAATATAAAGGATATAGACCATGGAAAAAACCACTAAGGAAATGCCCGATATTATGACCGCGAAGGAACTAGCGACTTACCTCAAAATGAGCCCCGAATGGGGACATCAGACTATTCAGCGCATGGCCCGGCAGGGCAAGATCAAAGGAACGCAGATCGGCGACCTCTGGCGCTTTACCAAAGAACAAGTCCAAGCCTTCCTCGCAGGCCAGAAATGAACCTATACGCCGAACGGCTCAAGCACACGATGAACCTAGACCGCCGAGTGCGCCGGGTGCGGCGACTTTGGTGGGGCTTGTGCGAAGATCTGGCCGAATTGCTTTTGACGTTGCGCGGCTGGTTCAAATGACGATTCCCTTCGACTGGCAAGCTCCCTCGCTTATGTGGTTTCAGATGTGGCGCAAGGCTCTGCACATGGCCAAGAATGACAAGCTTAACCAAAGCCAATTCTGCCGTGTCGCCCTGCAGGCGCAGACGATGTATGTCTGCCACATGGCGCAGGAATACGTCGAGATCTTCAAACCCAAACGTCATGGCCGAACTGACTGATCAGAACGTGCCGATGGTCTGTCCGGAATGCGTTGGGGATCACATTGAAGAAGGGATCGAAAACATGATCGAGCATATCGCTGACGTTCACGCGCATCTCTATACCTACAAGGAAGCTGTCAAAGCCGCCCAGGAGTGGGCCGAGAATGCTTACGACGAATTTGACGACTGGAATTACGAACACCGGCTGGACAAGACTGTTGCGGCGGACGCCTTCCCTGACAAATGACTCCCGATCTAAACAAGATCTACACCGGCGACTGCATTGAGGTTATGAAGACCTGGCCGGAGAACTGGGTTGACACGATAATAACGGACCCGCCGTATGGAATCGGGTTTATGGGCAAGGCGTGGGATGCTTTCGATATTGATAAAACGATCCGCGAGAAGCGTAGGCGCACCCCACGAAAGGATGGCCGTGGTTTCATGTCAACAGAGAATAAGGCCTTCTGTGCTGGCGAGTACGATAGATCGGTGGAAGCAAACCGCAATTTCCAGGGCTGGTGTTGCTCCTGGGCAACCGAAGCTCTCCGCATCGCCAAGCCGGGAGCGATCATGCTTGTCTCAGGGGGAACCAGGACATTCCACCGCATGACCGCAGGCCTTGAAGACACTGGCTGGCAGATCCGCGATTGCTTGATGTGGCTCTACGGCTCGGGGTTTCCGAAGTCCTTGGATATCTCCAAGGCGATTGATAAGGCGGCGAAGGCCGAGCGTGAGGTCGTGGGATACAAACGCCAGGGACCACGCTCGATGTTTGACGGCGGCAAGCCCCGCCCCGCTACGCTCCCCGCTACGCTCTGGAACGGCTGGGGAACGGCCCTCAAACCCGCCTGGGAGCCAATCATCGTCGCCATGAAACCCTTGGACGGAACCTTTGCGGCCAACGCCGAGAAGTGGGGTGTGGCGGGGTTGAATGTGGATGGTGGGAGGATTGGGACACATGACTACACCGCTCAGGAATGGGCGAAGAAAGGCGAAGCTCGCACCACTGGCAACGCTTACGGAGAACACAAAGGATCAGCGACAGCTTTACCGAAAGGCCGCTGGCCCTCCAACTTACTCTTGGACGAAGAAGCGGCGGGGATGCTGGATGGACAGAGCGGAGGACTAGGCGAATCAAAAGGCGGTTGGTCCGGTTCGGGAGTGCGTGATAAAGGCTACGGAATGAAAGCTCGTCCTGAGATTCAAGGGCTTGGATTCGGCGACTCCAGCGGAGCCTCCCGCTTCTTCTACGTCGCCAAGTCCTGCCGGGCCGAGAGGAATGAGGGGTGCGATGAATTGCCAATGAAGGTTCAGAAAATGCGTGGTCATGGTAACGACGAGAAGGATGATCTGACTCGAAAGATGGGAAGTAATAAGCCCTCGGCCAACCACCATCCAACAGTGAAGCCTTTGGAGTTGATGAAATACCTCTGCCAACTCACCCGCACCCCAACGGGCGGGATCGTTTTAGATCCGTTCTGTGGATCAGGAAGCACATTGTGGGCGGCAGAATTTCATAACAGACCTTGGCTAGGAATAGAAATGAATATTGAATACGTCAAAATTGCAGAGGCAAGGATCGCAAGAGAGAGAAATCAATTAAAAATGGCTATATGAATCGAGATGACAGTTATCTCCTTGGAAATAAGTTTGCTGTTGGAAACGCTGCAAATAGAACAAGTTTTCAGAAGGGGATTGTTCCGTGGAATAAAGGCCGGAGAGGTGTTCGCGTTTCTCCGCAAACAGAATTTAAGAAAGGCGAAAAGAGCATTAATTGGGTTTCGATTGGGACTATCACAGTGAGGGCCGATAAAAATTCCCATACTCCGCGACGATGGATTAAATTCAAGGACGACTTCAAAGCAGGATCACAGAATTGGATGGAATACGCTAAGTGGCTATGGATCAAAGAAAATGGTGCGATTCCTGCGGGCATGTGCATTCACCATATTAACAACGATTCCATGGACGATACGATTGTAAACCTTATACCTGTAACGCGGCAGGAACATCCTCGACTCCATAATAAATTCAATACGAAGAATGTTCCCATTGCCAACGCCAGGATCGCCAGGGAACGGGCGCAGATGAAGATGGCGATCTAACCGATTTCAAACCAGTCCTCAGGGACTATAAAAAGGAGTCAGACATGGCACTAAAGGGAATCAAGCCGGAGATCGTCAAAGCCAGAAAGCCGCACATCATGTTATCGGGAGAACCGGGGACAGGCAAAACATATTTCAGCCTGAACTGGCCAGCGCCGTACTTTATCGACACCGAATCGGGAGCCCAGAGGGAGCAATATGTCAAACGACTTAAAGAAGCGGAAGGGATTTACTTCGGCCCAGAACAAGGATCGCAAGACTTTCAAGAAGTCCTTGGACAAATTCGCGAACTCGCTACGACAAAGCACCCCTATAGAACACTGGTTATTGACAGTTTTTCCAAACTCTACAACCTTGAAGCTGCTGCGGCTGAAGATCGAATTGGCTCAGACTTTGGAAAAGATAAGCGCGAGGCTGACAAACCGACGCGCAAACTCCTGACCTGGCTCGAGCGCCTGCCGATGAACGTTATTTTGATCTGCCACCAGAAAGACAAATGGGAGCGCAGGGAAAGGGAGCTGATCTATGCCGGTTCGACATACGACGGTTATAAAAAACTTCACTATGAGTTGGACTTGTGGCTGCAGACAAAAATGGTCGGAACTAAACGGTTTGCTACAGTCGCTAAGTCACGTATTGATGCATTTCCAGTTCTTACCGACATCAATCTCGACTTTCCAACGTTCCAAAAACTGTATGGGGCATCGGTTATTGATGAAGACGTTGCGCCCATTGTCCTCGCCACGCCGGACCAGCTTACGGAAATTAAGCGTATCGTCGAACTGCTCAAGATCACGGAAGAAGATCTCGACAAATGGCTGACCAAGGCCCAGGCCGTTGAGCTGGAAGACTTGAGCCAGGACAACGCGGCGAAATTCTTGGAATTTCTGGCGAAGAAACTGAAAGGGGATGCGAAGTGAGCCGGGAATTTACGGATGCTACTGGAAAATATCCTGACTGTAGAGGACACGATAGTCCTTGGCATACCGTCCGCCGACGTTTTTTCGAAAAGGTAAAAAAGACGAAAAAGTGTTGGTTGTGGACAGGCCATAAAGATCCAAATGGTTATGGTCGTATTGCGATGGGGCGAGAATTACTAGAAAAAAGTCATCGGATGTCCTACATGATCCATAAGGGTCCAATCCCTAAAGGATTGGTTGTCATGCATATCTGTGACAATCCACCCTGTGTTAATCCAGATCATCTGCAGATTGGAACCAATGCAGACAATCTAAATGACAGCTATAAAAAAGGCCGTCATAAAATGAGAGCAGGAGGAAAATATGCAAGAGTTAATTGACACAAATAGCCAATATCCTGACAAAAAGATCGCAGATGGTAAACACACCTTCACGGTTGAGAAAGTTGTCGGAAAAAAGCTGGGCAATGCTTATGGTTACATCTGGACGCTCGAAGAAAACGGCATCTTATTCGAACAAGTGATGTTCGGAAACGAGATGAAGGACTTATTGCGAATCCTGGGATGCAAAGAAGAAAGCCCTGGAAAATTTCAGCTTGATACTGACCAAGTTCCAGGGAAGAGCTTTACAGCAACGGTCGAACATCTAGTCGATAAAAAGGGAACGATCCGTCAGAAATTCACCAAGGTCGAAGATGAAGTCCCGTTCTGATGGCATCGGTCGCTTTACAGCGTTCCAAGGAATATCTAGAACACTTGGGCTGGCATGTGGACGTTACGGAACGCTGGATCATGGGCGCAAACATCCGGAAGGACTTCTTAGGGTTGGCGGATCTGGCCGCTGTGCGCCATGACTTCGTAGGAACCTGGTACATCAACGCCTGCGAGGACAACGGAGCTGTGGCCGAACACGTCAAAGCCTATCTGAACGGAGGGGTGCGGCAAAGCGGAAAGATGAAAGGCCAGCCTTTTCCGCCCAACCCGCATCTCCCCGTTCTGTTGTGCCACAACCGTTTCTCTATTTTTGGATGGGGAAAGCGCGGGGACCGGGGCAAGCGTAAAACCTGGACGCTGCGCGTTTTGGAAGCGTATTTAGATGGTCCCGAAGTGAAGTTTAAGGAAGTAACGCCTGAACCTGTGGAGGTCTTATGACCAAACTCGCCTGCCTTATTGCTGTGCTTGTTATAGCTCTTTCAAGCGCTACAATGTTTGCCTTTGAATGCCCAGCTGGGACGGTGGAATATAACGGAAATTGTTATCGCGACTTTAAGCCGTCCGATACCGATAACATTCCGGAGGTCAAGCCGTCAGATGAGCGAGTCCATTCTGAAAAGCTGCCCAGCTATGAGCGACCGGGGATTCATGCGGACACCCCGCAAAGCCTGATCGCCCAGGACGCCTTGCAGGACACTCAGCGCGACGCGGCGATTGCCGAGGGGAAGAAGGCCGCTGGGATCAAATAGTGTATGGCCTGGATTTATTTAGCGGAATCGGAGGACTCACTAAAGCCCTGGAAGATTACGTGCGGCCAGTCGCCTACTGTGAGAACGAGCGATACGCTTGCGGGGTGTTACTTTCACGGATGGCTTGCGGAGACTTACCAAAGGCCCCCATTTGCGACGATGTTAAAACTCTGTGCGGGACAGAACTCCCCGCCATCGACATCATTTATGGCGGGTTCCCCTGCCAAGACATTTCCGTTGCGGGACGCGGAGAAGGCTTGGACGGAAAGCGAAGCGGCTTATTCTTCGAGGTCGCTCGGCTTATCGGCGAAATACGACCCCGCTTCGTCTTCTTGGAGAACGTTTCAGCGATTACTGTTCGAGGAGCAGAACGAGTCGTTGGCGAGCTTTGCCGCCTACGGTATGACTGTCGATGGGGCATTTTATCCGCTCAAGATGTGGGCGCGAATCACCGGCGCGAACGATGGTGGTTGCTTGCCCACGCCCGACACGGGAATGAGTCCGAATGGGCACGGTCGGCGGGGCGGGACGTCCGGGAACGGAAGGCAGAGCGGAGCGAGTCTGGACGCGATGGCCCGCGCCGGGATGTGGCCGACTCCAACGGCCCGCGCGGGGCAGAACCCCGGAGAACATGGCCAAGGGGGGCAGAACCTGGCAACGGTGGCTGGTGGGCAACTGAACCCGACGTGGGTCGAGTGGCTCATGGGGTACCCTTCCGGGTGGACCGTCTTAGAGGCCTGGGCAACGCCGTGGTTCCGGCCCAAGCGCGGGAAGCGTTTGAAAGGCTGATGGGGCTGAAGTGACCAATGGCCGTATCGACGATTCGTTCTTTATGTCGTTTTACCGGAAGAACAAAATGCCCTGGGACGATAACCGGAGGCCGGTGGTGGTAATTCATTTCTACGTGATGCCCGACCTTCCGTCGGATCACGAATCCAAAGGAGCCCCCGGCGATGAGTGATTGCAGATTATGTGGAGACAAAGATGTGCGTCCGTCAATGGGCGGTCCTGATATATGCCCGTCCTGTGATTGTGGGATCTCGCCAGAGGTTAAGAAACTGGAACGAGAGAACTGGGCTCTCCAATCCGAGAACGCCTTCCTTCTCGCCTTACTCGCCAAAGAGCGCGACGAGTTTGGGAAGAAAGAGACGGAGCTGATGCGGAAACTCGCCGCCTACGACAAGGCCGTTGGCAGTTCAAAGGAGTCCTAACGTGTCGGTCCATGTAAATTATCAAGAGTGTAAATGTCATCAATGTAATTGGCTCAATGCCACTCCATTTGTGAAAGCGTTAATGCCTATCGTCCAGCCCAGAGAAGAAAAGAAGGAATGCACTTGTATCGCCGAATCCCAGTGCGGAAATCCTCATTACGCGCCCTCCGCTTCGACGGATGAAGTGGAAAATGAAATTTTCAGATTAGCGACCGATATTAGTGTGGGGCATTTTCGAGACCATAATGGGTTATTTATCGCAGAGAGACTCCGTACATTAGTCGAGCTGGCGCGAAGGAGTGGGAAGTGATCGAGATCCACGAAGAAAACTTTTCCTACTGGCCTAATGAACAGCATACTTGGTTGCACACCATGGAGGCCAACAATGATTGGCAAAACGTCAGCTATATCTTAGAGCAATTATACGCTCAGATGATGGGCTGGGTATGATCCTCTTCGCCCTGGCGCTCTTAATCATCTTGGTCGTGTGGATGAATAGGCCGAGATCGTGAGTTTCCGCATCTTTAAAGAAGTGGACGGCAAAAAGTTCTACTGGCAATACGGCGTCCCGGCAGGCTGGACAGAAGATCGGAACGAGGGGCGGCAGTATAACATGGAAGCCAGCGCCAACCAAGCCCTCACCCGAATCTTGCAGAGGACGGACGGCACTGGCGCTGCGGTCGAAAAGTCGAATGGATGAAGTGTCGTTTGCCTGGTTTCTTGTCGGGTTTATCCTGGGAGTCTTTACCATCGGCGCGATCCAGTGGTACTTCAGACGTTAAGAGATCCTAGACGGAATCTGCCAGTTATCAATTTTCAGCCCTGAACAGGTACACCCTTCAATCAGACAATGCTGCGGTGAATACATGGAGTGTTCCCTATGCGTGTGGGGACAGTTCAAACAGGGATACCCTACTTTTGACCGGTTGCGGTTGGCGCTAGGGACGGAAGGGACGAACTTGGGCCCGGCTCCTGCGGTGGGCTCTTCGTGACTCTTGTCCGGTAGATCTTCTTTCCCCTGGGGTGTTTCGCTTGGTCGATCCTCTTTTCCAGCGGCCCCGGATGGTACTTCGGAAGGTTTGCCTTGATCTTGTCCAGGTTTGTCAGCGTCGTCGCCGCCAGGGCCACTACCGCTAGAACCGTCGGTATCCAGTATTTCCACCGGAACTCCTTTCGCGTATTGTCATAGCTCCGCCGTCCCATAAGAACATCGACATCATGCAAAAGGCCCTTCTGTCCCGTTGGATCTTGAAAGAGGACCGCATGGATTCGCGTAAGTTCCTGGTCATGCCGGCGATACTCCGAAAGCAGTGAGTCACGCCCTCCGCGAACGGCGCGTTCCAGATCCTTGAGCTGGGCTTTAACTTCCTCCAATTTGTCGTAGAGAATGACCGAATCGATCCGTTCACGCCATTGGGGGTCATCGTGTTCGTTCATTCATGCCGCAGTTCGCTTTGGACAATCTGGGCGAAATTTCCGATCTTATCCATAATTCCTTTCTCTATATGAGGATCAGAAAGCAGCCATGTCCCTGTTCTTAGGCGATGGTGGGGGTTATGGCAGATGATATCGATATGCTCCTCCCCGTCATGCCAAAAAAGATCAAGAATAATGTGGGACTGTTCAAATTGCCATTCGAACTGGACCACTCGACCATTTTCAATTTTCGATTCCTTCTTCCACTTCTTTAACATCAAGTCAATGTGCGTTTCCAAGGCCGCGATATACTCGCGCATTTCTAGCTTCGTCACTTGTGAACCTCCCTCGAATTGATAGTCAGGGCGGTTCTTACCCCCTCTGGGCCTCCAGCTTAATGATAAAAATCTTCAGACAGTTCGCCGAACAGAGAATGAAAGGCTCCGGATGCGAATTAATGAGGGTGATCGAGAAAGGGTGCTTGTCCTTAATCAAATTCCCGCAATACCCACATTTCCAGAATTTAAGGTTAAGGAATAAATAAGAATTTCCAAAAGCCCTCTTCTTCTCCGGTCGCTTCATTAGGTGATCTTTGTATCCGCCGTTCGCAGACTGTAGAGCCCCATCGCGGATAAGAGCGTAAATACAAACGGGGGGATCGCTGGTAACGGATGGATCGCGCTTACGGCCTGATAAAGTCCTAACACTCCTGCGATGGCGGCGGTCCAAACGCCTTTTGACTGATACCACGGTTTTGTTGGCATTTCTTGATTCTCCTTTAGGTCTAGTTTGTCGCCAACGTGGCGACCTAGAAAGCTGATAACGAAGTTCGGGATCATCTGGCTAAGTGAAGGCTGCCCCAGTTTGTCCCGAACAAGAGCTGGATACACCATAAAACGGCTAGGACAATGACAAGAATGTGGATCAGCTTCTTCACGTCCGCATTGATCCAGGGCATTGAATCGATAGCCCAGAGCAACAACCCTACGACGAGTAGCGTAACGATGATGGCAATGGCTGTACTAAGCATGTGGCCTCCCTATGCGCTCGCAGGAGCGCTGTTTGCTGTCGCTTCCCGCTTGAGCCAAATAACCTCAGGCGGTTTTGTCGTGTCGTCATCCAGATGCACATGGGTTGGCTTGGGCTGGTTGCCTTCGCCAAAGTAGATCCCGATCCGGTGGATGCCGGAGGAGAGTGCTCCCATCACAATTTTGAACAGGGCGGTGTCTTCCGTAACGAGCAGATCCACCGCCAGACCCGCACAATGAGCGGAATCTGATACCGAACCAACGATGGATTGATTCGCTTGAGGTGTCCGAAAACCAGACGTGATGACAAATGGGACTTCAGCCGCTTTTCTTGCGAGGTCGAGTTTTGCACAGAATTCATCTCGGAGTCCCTCCACTTCATCATCTGTAAAGTATGTCAGTTTAGGCGGCATCGGCGTTTCCTTTCTGTATCCGGTTTGGCGGAATCTCAGGGTTAGAAAAATCCTCGGCGATTTCAGCCAGGCACTTAGGGCATCGCCAAGATCGTCCCAGAGACTCATCCTGTATTAACTCCATATCGCCATGACCTCTTGGACACGTCATTGGCTCTGGAAATATTGACAGTTCATTGAAACTGTCGCGGCGTTTACGCTCGGCTTAATCGTCAACTGTCCTCCCGGTACGCCCCAAAAGAAAGGATGGCCGCAGTCCGTTCGGATACCTGCGTTTGATAAGTTCGCTGCAGCTCCGACGGGAAAGAAAGGCGTCCCCACAATGGTCGAAGATCCCTGATAGATCGTGAAACCCACATTCGTCGCCGACGTGTTCATAAAGTTGCATCCGCAAAGGTACGTTCGCGTCGGATTGGTCGGCGAAGAAACAAGGATGGGCTCATTAATTAAGTAGTTGGCGGACGCTGCATTGGCGTTGGCGCTTGTCACGATAACAGCGACGGGGATATCCGACGTGATAAGCCGCCCGACTGAATCCACGACAACCGTGGTTGTCGAGCCGTTCGTTTGGATACTGCGGAGCGTTGTTGATGAAACAATACCCTGGTTTGCTACAAACACCGGCGCTCCGGCGTTCACAACCGCCATCGTGGACTGCTGGACAGAAACCGTCGTCACGTTCACGACATACGTTGACGTAGACGTGACCTGTTGACCTACGCCGTTGAAGGTTACGGTGGATGGGTTAACGATATAGGTCGATGTCGAAGTCACCTGTTGGCCGACTCCCGCATGGGTGATCGTAGAAGGGTTAGTGGCGTACACGTTCAGCGTTGCCGCGCTAATGACGCCTACAGTCGAGCCTGTAACGATCCAATTCCCTGTTCCTGGCGTGACGACGTAACTGCCTCCCGCTGAAACAACCCCGACCGTTGATTGCTGAACCTGGGTAAAAGTACTCGTCACCTGCTGGGCCACGCCTGCGTGAGTAATGGTAGAAGGGTTAGTAACGTACATATTAAGCGTTGCCGCTCCTATGATCCCCACTGTAGATCCGGTGACGATCCAGTTGCTTGTCCCAGGGGTCACGACATAAGAGCCTCCCGCTGAGATCACGCCAACGGTGGACTGTTGGACTTGTGTAAAAGTGCTTGTGACCTGCTGGGCCGAACCATTAAAGGAAACGGTTGTGATGGCCGGAGTTGCAAAGGTTCCCGAAACGGGGAGCGGATTGGGTGAGACAATCCGGACGGCGGTCGTTCCGGTGTCGGAGAAGGCCCATCCCGAAACGGCTAGAATCAAGAAAAGTGTTCGACGCACCATTTCACCCCATCGCAATAGCCCTTTTGATACGCCAACTCTTTCTCCTTTTGAGGAGGGTTCAGATGGTTGGCAAACTCAAGATCGTGCATGATCTGTTGTGCTGCTTGGATTTCTAGCTCTAGTTCTCTCGCGTGAGGCATGAGCTTTACAAACTTCCAAATCAGCTTTCCTCTCGTCACCCAATAGCGCATTAGTGCATGTCAAACCGGACCTGATATGTCCCGTCCTGGGTTGCGTTGGCTATGGCAATAGACCCCATGATCCCCAAGCTCATTTCCACCTTCTCGGCAAACGTGCCGACCTGGGCGGTCCGCTTGAGCATCAAGATCCCTTCCCGGTCTGCGATGGTCAGATCAAAGGAATCCGTTTCGGCGATGGGCTTGATTCTCAGCCAGCGAATCAGATCCCAGGCCGCCGTGCAATTCCCCGTCCCCGATCCGGAGGAAACCGTAATGGCCAGTCTGGCAACCTGTTCACGACCCATTATTCATGCCCCGGTATCATTCATCTGGCCCATATGCTCCCCCAGGTGTGCCGCCGACTTCCAGCGTCCTTTCTGCCGGTCGTGGGTCTTTTTGGGCAGGTCTTTGCCCTTAGACTCCCCTTCGCGCTTATCCCCCTCACCGCTACCCCACTTATCACGATCTTTAGACTTCCAGGGCATAGTTCCTCCTCGACGACAGAATTAACACGTCTTTACACACCAAATAAACATTTGCTTTATAAAGGAAGAAGGGGTAGACTGGACTTGAGGATCTACCATGTATCTATTTTTTGCCATTCTCTTCATCATTGGCCTTGTGATTGATCCGAGGGTTTAGAACCCCATAGCCTGTCGATGTATGCTGATAATAACGCCGATCTAAGCATTGGGTTTGTTAAAGCTCCATATGCCGCACCTAATCCAGAAGTTGTTACCCCTGTCATAATTGGAGCCCTGGCAATCATGCCAGCACCAACAGCCTTTCCAGCACCTTCTTTTCCGCCCAATAAACCACCACCAGTTCCCAAAATAGATGTTAGGTAAAAAAGATTTGCTTTCGATATCGTATTGTTTTTATTGTGCGGAACTAGGTTTAGGAATTTATCACGTTGCGCTAATGGAGCGTAAGCCTGCCTCGCGGCCTGAATATCGGGAGCAACTTTGTCGAGCATCCCATTCAGATGCGTTTGCATATTTATCAATTCACTTGCGTCTTGTCCTTTAGCTAATTTTCCCTTAATTTCATCACTCACATATTTGAGCGCATCTCCAAGTTGTTCGGCAGTTCCGTTCCCCGCCTTTGCTATGTCCGTTAAGGCTTGCTCGCCGTTAGACTTTACGTTTAAAGCCTTTTGAACATTTTCTGCTGTAAATGTTGAAGCATCATTTGTGACACCTTGAGAAAAACCAGGAGTCGCGGCCTTTGCATCTCCAATCGCTTCACCTGCTTTTGCTTTGGAACCTAATGACCAAAGCGTTCCTGGTTTGCTAAAAAGCCCCCTGATATCCTGTGCTGGAACGCCGCTCACCGCTTCGCCTAATCTTGCGGCCCCTCTTCCAACAGCTCCGCCAATCGCCGATGCAATTTGTGGAATTGGCTTCGCGTCGAAAATTGCTTGCCCTGCCGCTTGCGCCATCGGAGCAATGGACTCTTTGTTTAAATAAGTAGACGGATCACTCCACGTAGGGGTTTGTGCTGTGGACAATGGTTCAGTCCCGTAAGCCATTCCAGCCATTCTTTTTAATATCTGGCCTCCGCCAGCCCCGATAGCACCCCCAATCGGTCCTCCAAGAGCAGTCCCGGCAATAGCACCGGCGACGGGAAGATAAGGAGTCATTTTCTCAGGAGTTAGATTTTGAGCAATATTAGCTGGGGTTTGAATTGCTTGCTGTACCGCACCGCTAAGAGCTTGTTTAAACGATTGCCCTTGGGGAGCGCCAGTATCTACGGCATCCGCAGGGGGTCGCCATCCTGTATCTGTCACAACTTGGTCTGCTGGTGGAGTCCACATGGCTATTTCTTCCTATGGATCTGACCGCTGGGGTCTTTGAATTGAGCCCCAGATGGCAATGCTTTAAAGGCAGCATCATTTGAGATTGTCGGGATCTTTGCTTGGCCCATATTTAACGCGGGAGTTTTCCCAGGCTTGATTGATCCTCCATAAGCGGAAGCAGCGGCTTGGGCTCCTTGCGTAAGTAAATTGTGCTGCTTGGTCAAATCATTTGCCGCCGCATTGAACATATTTAAGGCGACTCTAGGATCATCAGCAGCGGAAGGGAAATCTTTCGCTATTGCGGCCTTATCTTCTGCGCTTGGCCTCGGATTTTCTGGATTTTTCGCTATAGCCATCATCGTAATCGCATCATCTCTTAGCTTGTTGTAAGTTACGAGATCAGGGGCCACTCCACCTGCTACCGAACCTGCTGTTCCCGTCACCGTCCCGACAATAGCTCCCTTTGCAGATGGGGAAACTTTCTGATAGGCATCATAAAGTTCCTGTAATTTCATGGTTGCCGCTTGAACCTTCATTTCAGGAGTTTGATATTTATTTTGTTCTTCCGCTGATTTTCCCGCTATCCAGTTAGGGATCTGCTGTTGTTCGTTAATTAGATGTTGCCTATTTGTCTCCGCTTGAATTGGCTGCTGAGATGCTTCAAATCCACCTTTTTGAATTGCTTGCTGTTGTAAGGCTTGCTGACCTGGCTGCAATGCCAAATCTCCGACAGTTTTCAGTCCTAATAAAGCTTTGTTCCCAAACGTTCCCATCATTCCCAACTGACCCGCTTGATCCGGTCGTAATCCTAAACCAGCAAGATATTGGTCTTGAGCGTTCTGACCGCCAATTCCAGCATTTGCTTGAGGCGTAAGCGGCCCAGGAATGTCATGAATTGTCTGAGGAAGGCCAGAAGTCGGGTGCATCAACGGTTGGCTTGCTTGCTGTGGTTGTCCAATTCCTTGCGGAGTCGGCGAAACCCCAGCCGTTCCTTGTGGCATAGGCGTCGGTGCGGATGGCGCTTGCGACGGCATGGCAGTCCCGGCTACTTGGCCCTGTGCTGTTGTGGAGGCTGTCGGCTGGCCTGTGCCGTAGAGCATGTTCATCAAATACGGCCCTCCCGCTTCAAAGGCCCCGGCTTTCAACTTTTGTTCTTCCAGATATTTGTTGTATTGGTATTGCTTATATTGCGTAAAGCTGTTCATCGCATTGCCCAAACCCTGCGTCGCGGTTTCGGCGGGTGTGGGCCTGTTGATGTAAGCATTGACTAAATCCGTCGGCGGTTGAAACTGCGGAGCCGGTGGATTGCGCTGCGGAATCTGAAATTGATCTGCCATATATCCCCCTAATTAGAATGCTGGATTGTAGCCTGAACCCCCGGAACCCATCCCGGAAGAAAGGAATGGACTACCACCGCCACCACTTTTCCCCCATGAATTGCTAAGCCCAGAATAATTCACGGACGGAGGTTGATAGCCTTGTCCATAACTTCCGCCTCCAGCCATTCCTCCAAGACTTGAACCGATGCCAAAGCCCGCCGCCGCTCCCGCCGGACCTCCAAAAGATCCTAACGCCGCACCGGCGATTCCTCCAATGAGTGCCCCTGTCCCATTGTTTCGCTTCCCATACTGATTGAGATAATTGTTGTACGCCTGTTGCTGGAGCTGGAACATATTCAAGTTCTGGTTGTAAGTTTGGTTCGACGCTTGATTGGCCAGGCCTGAGCTGACGTTCGCGTTCTGCAGGCCGTATTGCTGGGACATTAACTGGTTGTATTGATTGGAAGCGTTCGCTGTCGAGTTCTGATAGTTCTGCGCCGTTGTCTGCGCTAGGAAGTTCTGCAAGCCCTGGTTCTGCTGAAGGGCGGCGTTCGCCAGTTGTGCATTGACTCCGGAGGAGTCCAGAGAGCGCCCGGATAATGCGGCCTGCGACTGAAGCTCTGGGGCGATGTATTGGTTGAAGTAAGTCGCGTTGGACCCCTGAAGCTGGCCTTGCAATTGGTTCTGGAACTTCGTATTGGCCGTGTTCTGATATTCCTGGGTCTGTTGAAGAGCCTGGCCTACCTGATATTGATCCTGGCCGGAGGCGATCAGCGCCCCGAAGTGCGACAGCTCGTCCTGAGTTGGAGCCCTGCCCAAAGCGTTCTGGAATTGCGCCGTTACTTGGTCGGCGTACTTCGGAGCGTCTTGCAAATACTTGCCTTGCTCTTGGCTGTAGATATTCTGCGGGGTATTGGTCTGCTGTTGGTAGTAGGCGGCGACATTTGCCTTGCCGCCAGCCGTGTTGGCGATATTGGGATCTGCGCCCATATAAGCGGGCGTCAGTTGGTCAAGTTCCTGCTGGGTTGGATTGCGGCCAAATTCATTGGCAAAGTCTTTCCAGGCATAATACTGTCCGGCCTGCTGGCCTCCGCCAGCTCCTTGAAATTGGCCTTGCCCCCATTTGAACGAGTTCGGATCTCCCGAAAGCGGCGTCTGTCCGACGGGCGGCGGTGGAACGGTTTGTTTAGTAGCCATAATGTTCTCCTATAGCTGAATACATTCCTGAATTATCAATACGCATGTTTCGTTGTTGGCGCAAAAGGTCGCGGTTCCCGCGCTCGGGCTCATCCCTACGGCATAGGTTATCGCGCTGGTTGTTGCCGGGCTATCGATGTAGACCATGTTTGTCGGAATTCTGTAGGCACTAGAACCCATCGGAGCCGCTTGCACCCCCCCTGTCAAATTCTCAATATTTACTCCGTTACGTAAGAATGTTAATGACACTGTATTTCCTGCCCCGCTGTTTTGAATTTCGCCGCTTTCCCACAGCTTGATGTAACTCGCTACAGAATGCGGTGTAATAGTTCCTGATAATGATGTGGCAACGAACCCCGATGTGATGGTTGTGGCAGTCGTCGCCGTGATCGTAAAGGTGCTGGCTTTCGCGCACACCTCGATATGAAACGGACTGCCGTTGAGCGGCTGCGCAGTGACGGAGGAAACAGCGAGGTTTGTGATCGTCGCCGAAGAAAATGTATTGGTTCCTGTAAAGGTCTGAGTGGAAGCAAGAGCGGCGTAGCCCGGCAGATAGGTTATCGTCATCGTGCTGGCTACGCCGATGTTGATAACGGGGTTGGCTATATCGTGATAAATATTTTGCATTTCTGAATCAAGACCTGGAGGCGTCGGATAGGTCGATTTCGGCCCTCCGGCCAGTGCTGACGATGAAAGTAAAGTAAGCATCAAAAGTATCCTTCTCATTTAAGAACTGGATTCCAATTCAACGGAACGTAGCGGACCCGGTGTCCCATCAACCGCCAAGCGGGGTTGGACGAGTTGTCCGAGATCTTAAAGTCATAATATTTCCCGATCTTGCCCACCGGCAAAAGAAAGTCCCGCTGAATAAGCGAGGCTGCCGAGTCGTAAGCGGTGATGACGTAAGCCGTGGAAGTCTTCGAATCGAGCGTGTAGGTATACGTCAAAGTCGTCGAAGATTCCCCCAGTACAAAATCCGCCTGCGTGAACTCGTTCTGGACGAAGGGATCAGCCCCCAAGAAGGCCTTGGACCGCCAGTAGGAATTGATGGCTGCGGCGTTGTCCGTTATGACGTTGCCGTACTTAAAGATCGAATCGATTGTCGGGCTTCCGAAATAAAGCGAATTGTTCTCGATCTGGAAACCGTTGGCAGGGATGTCAAAGACGAGCCAGGCTCCGTTTAAGAGATCCCAATAGAAGATGCGGTTATTCGTCGAAGCGGCAGTTCCGGCTGAAACCGAGAACCAGATCGCGTCATTAAAATAGGTGATATACGCCTTATCCGCCGCCGTCCCTTCGAACCAGTTGAAACTGAAGTCATTCATCGTCGGGGTTTCGGTCGCAGCAGATAGGTAAAAGTCGGCTCTGGCCTGCATATACGTTCCAGTCGAAGCTGTCACCATGGAATTCTTCGTCTGTAAAACCCAGACAGGCGAAGAAGACAGAACCGTGAAAGCACCTGTAGAAGCGCGGGTAAAGTAGGTGATCGAGCTAATGCCCGTAACGGCATCTGTCACGCCAAAACTGCCCCAGGAACTTAGATTCGGAGCATTATCGACAGCCGAAAAATATGTTCCTGTTGAACGGGCCAACATTGTGATCGACGAGAAATAGACGAGAGATGTATCTGCGGCTCCAATCGAAATAGTACTGGCATATCGAACAAATTGATTTCCAACAGCACTTGTTCCGCTTGATGTCAAAATTGAAGAAAATGCACCCGTTGATGCAGTCGATGTTTGAAGCGCAAAGGTTGGCGTTGATCCTGCCGTAACCCAATTTAATTGGGAAATTGAATAGGTCGCGGTTGCAAGCCCTGTGTTGTAAACTTGCGATGTGAATGCCCCGGTTGTCACGGAACGACCGTTCGTAATATCATCAAGTACGACAGCATAGAGTTGCGGGAAAGCAGTTCTGGTTTGATCGGATGCCGTATAAAATGTGATATTGGTTCCGCTATTGACAAAGCATTGACTATAGTCGGCCAGATCGCATGCCGGATTATCCGTCGTATTGCAAATTCTAATTTTTACCGATTGCCCGACCGTGGCACCGGAAACACTTAACGTTCGTGTGGTGTAGGTACAACTACTGTTCACCTGAGTGAAAGTTGCCGTGTTAAGAGCGGTTCCAGCGGAACAAGTTCGCAAAGAAACTTCAAAAGTAGCGCCAGGAGAGAACAATCCGCTATACCCATACAAACCAGAACCGGTCCTTGGATTAAGCGTGCAGTTCACGCCAGTTATAGCCCCTGATACAGCGCCACTGGTTAGTGTCCAATTTGAACTTCCACTTTCAAATCCGTTATTCAAAATATTTGTATTTCCCGCAGTAATCGTGCTTGCTGAAAGCGTAAACGAGGAAGGAAATATCGTCGTTTGATTGGTAGAACCGCTTGTCCATTGCGTCGATGAATTTTCTACAGCTTGGAAACTGGAAACGATCACATTCCCAGGGCTGACCGTATAACTAAGGCCGGTACTTGGTGAACTGATCCCTGTTTGAAAGTCACTTTGCGAACTTTGAGTCCAACTATTCGCTTTCCTCCGGCTCGCCCCCGTCGCTGTCGGAGTGATTGGGCGGCTAATACGGGTCAGATAGTAGCCGTCATACACATAGAAATGGTTGTCCTGACCGCGAAAGAAGATCCCTCCGGGGCTCTTGATGGCGTTCGCCTGGGCGGTTCCAGAGAACTTCGTTCCTGAGTCAAACCCCGAAGAGTTCCAGAAAGCGTCAGAGTTGTCCAGCGTCCCGATCTGATTGGAAACAATGGTCAACTGCCAGTCGTTCTGATTGGTAAAAGTCGCGTAGCCAAAGGACTGATCCTTCCACCAGAAGAGCTTGCCGAAGTAGTAGGCCAGGTGCGTGATCCGGCTCCCCGGCGAGGCAATAGGTTCCGTAAAGGGACTGGACGGCAACACCCCTATCGTAAAGTTCGTGAAAGCGTTCTGGCCGGAGACGTAAATCGTACTTTCGTTGCCTGAGACACCGGCCACAACCAACTGCAAGGGCGTGAAGGTCAGCATGGTCCCTAGAGGAATCGCGCTCTGGTAAGTCGTGTTCGCAACAGAGCCATCCGTTTTAATCGCCGTATCTCTAGACGAGCTTAGGCAGTAGGCGGAGCCCTGCGAGTCCGCACATTGCCAAGTCGCCGCCAGCGTTCCGGTCCCGACTTTGACAAAAGCCGCGTCATTGACAGAAGAAAAAAGAGTGGTACTAGATCCCCAGAGCTGCACGTCATTTCCCCCGACTTGCTGGAAATGGTAGCCTCCATGGACCGCCTGCGTGCTCCCCAAGGTCTGAAATAGCCCGTAACCGTCCCTTTTATAGATCGAAGCCCCGCCCGGCTGGATCTGGATGTTCAAAAGATCCTGCGCCATGGACGGATCAATCTCGGCGGGCGTGTCCTGCGTGTTTAGTCCCCCGCCAAAGTTCGTCACGGTGATGTCGCCAGCGTAAGCCAAAGGACCAAGCGCGACCAACAAACAAGCGAATTGAACTAGACGGTTCGTAAGGACCGCCTTCGTACCCCAAGACGGGTACTGCGGAGCCTCAGAGGTTCTTCCTTCTCAAGAGCTTCAAAAACTTGGATGACGTTCGCTTTGACGCGGTTGGCGATCTGGTTGTAATTCTGCACTTTCTGAACATTCTCCGGCGTCGGATCACGCGCCAAGAGCTTCGCGGCAACGGAATAGCCCAGACCGTAGTCAAAAGGCCGCAAGAGAGAGTTTGCACTCGTCCCGGACATAAACGGCGTGTCCGTTCCCGCCGACATGGAAGTGTGTTGCTTGATGTACTCGACAACCAAATTCGCCCCAGCATCATTTCCCTGCGGGACGGGATGCACTGAAATGTTCTGGTTTGCGGCGATGGCGATATCCGCGAAATAGTCCGTTGGCGTTCCCAAAGTCGTCGTCCAGTCCTGGCCGGAGGCGAATAGGTCGAAATAGGACTTGGACCGTTTCTTGAGCGGTAGGCCCTTGTGCGTCGCCCGCGTAAAGGAAATAGGCGTTCCGGTCAGGCCCGAAAGGGCGTATTGATAGGTTCCCGAAACGACCGTGATCGTCACCGTATCTTTAATAATCTTCGCCTCAAGATTCCATTCATTTTGCGAATTGTCCAGCTCCGTCCCGATATTCGTCAGGTCGTAGCGCGTGTTGGACGGGTCGTTCACAAGAGCTGAGATAAACACATCAAGATCGGTAAGGGTCATGCGACCTCCACAAGCTGTCCTGGTTTAAATTCCTGGTACTCTGGCGCAAAGGCGCTGAAGTCTGATATTTCCTTGAGTAGCCGGACGTATTTTGCGGCGTTGCGTTTGATGTTAAAGTCCTGCCGCACCCGCTTGTACGCCTGCCGCCCCATCTCCTGCCGAGCTGAAGGATTGGCGATCAGGAACTTCAAATGGCGTTTCCATTCCTCAAGATCGTTATTCTTGACTAGGAAACCATCGACACCCTGCCTAACCGTCTGACTGAAATGCGAGATGTCAGAGCATACCGTCGGAACCTTCATGGCGGACATTTCCAACCAGCGCAAGTTTGACTTCGAACGGTTAAAGTTGCAGTCCACAAGCGGAGCGATGGCGATGTCAAATCCAAAGGAAGCGGCAAAGGCCGGGAAACGGTTGATGTTTACCGACCGATCCGCGTAATGCACGTTTCGCAGACCTTCAAAAGGGTATTTCACCCCTTGGAACTGGCAGGAAGGAATGAGCGCCGAATTGACCAGAACCAGTGTCACCTCCGGCAACTCCACAAGGATCTCTCGCAGGGCAGGCGCGACCATCATCAAATCGTTGAAATGGGACCGACCGCCGATCCAGCCCAAGCGAATCCCACGATGCTTGCGAACAGAAACAGAGTCCCAGCCCACATACTTCCGGTCGCCCTTAAAGTCCAGAGAATTTTCGACCACATGAATATTGGGATTTAAAGCGGCATAGGTTTCTTTCAGATGCGGCGTCGAAACGATCAGTCCGTCTGACCAGCGCATCATCTGGTTGACCACCTGGCGATAGTAAGAGGTCGGAGCGTAACTGTTGAAAGCGTTGTTCCACGGCGGAACGTCAGAATGGTTGTCGTCCACTTCCATGAACATCGGCTTGCCATACTTCTGCTTGATCTCATTGAAAAACGCGAGCGTATGGTCATAATGAACGGCCTGCCAGATCATGACATCGGACGCCCTCGCCAGGCATTCAATGTCTTGGCGGATCTCCGGAACGGAAATGAAGTCCTTCTGCCAGGGATGCACGTCGTTCGTGTGGTATTGGAAGTAAAGGACCGCCGCTTCGACGTTCCTGTACTTGCGCATCTGAAAAGCCCAGGAGGCCATGCGCGTGTAATTCACCCCGGCATTTGATGTGGGGATAAAAGCGACTCTGAACTTACGCGCCGACATGAAGTTCCTGCATGATCTTGTCTTTGGTCGCCAGGACTTCCGCCTCATTGCGCGTCTTAGAAATCGTTCCTTCAACAATCCTGTAATAGCAAAGGGTCGGTTTGATGTAGGCGAACTTGTAGCCTTTCTTCTGGCAGGCCCAGAAGAAACGCCAGTCATCGATCCCCAAGCGAGAACAGTCGCCGCTCTCATATTGGACGTTTAGCGTGAGGTTCTTTCGGTAGGCTACAGAGGAATGGCAAATGAAATGGGTTTTGTATTTCACCGCCTCCTGCTCCGTCCAGGGATGAGCGGCAATCCGGCGCTCCATGTTCCCAAAGGTGTCAATCTGAATCCAAGAGCCATACATCAAGTCCGGTTTCTTCAGTTCAAAGCACATCAACGTATCTTTGGCCCTGTTCCGGGTCGCCATATCGTCAGAGTCTAAGACCATGATGATCTCGGACGATACGGCTTTATTCCCGATGTTCCGAGCCTCAGACCGTCCAACGTTCTGTTCTAAATGGATCGGATGAACGCGACGATCCTTCTCGGCGTAGAAGTCTAGTAGCTCTTTCGTCCCGTCCGTCGAACCATCGTTGACAACGACAACCTCGATCCTCTTCTCCGATTGGTTCAGGCATGACTCGATAGTGTTCGCTAGGTAAGCGTCGGCGTTAAAGGCCGGAATGACGAAGGAAGCTTTGGGAGTCATACAACCTCCAATTTGACGGGGACCAAAGCCTTGATCTTTTCCGCAAACTTCTCCGGAGCGGCCAGGTTCTTATAGTAGTCCTGGCCCGCTTTGTTGAAAGGCAGCTCCCGCGCCAGGCGAATGCGGGAGATCAGTTCCTTGCGGAACTCCGAATGGCTGACTTCAAGATCCAGAAACCCGCAGAAGGGAGCCTGGACATTCGAGATGATGTTCCGGCCATTCAAGATGAACCGCTTGATCTCCTCCGACGCATACGGATTCTCATGGAAGTCAACCAAAAGCGAATATTGCGTAATATCCGCCGACTGACCGGCGTAGTCAATCGCAATGTATGGCAAGTCCATATGAATGTTTTTAATAATGGGCTCATGGGCTTTGTCCACGTAGATGAGAACACGGAACTTATCGGAGAGCTTTGTTTCTGGTTCATCCATTTGCGTCGGAAGCGGCAGGACTTCCGCCTTTAACCCCAGCTCCTCCAGGCGTTTCTTGGACTGAATGTCATTACAGAACTGGTAGGTGATTTCCTCGTTCGCCAGCCGGATCGTTTCTCTGGCTGTCCTGTGGGCAATGGCAAAGAGGCAATCGATATCCCAGGGCAACCAGTATTGGCATTTGACCGCCGTGGACGAGGCCCCGGCGAAGCGGGTCATCTTGGAATAGCCCAAATTGAAAATGAGCTTGTAATTTTTGATCGGATAGCCAGAATGCTTGAGCTGATCTGCGGCGAGAAGTTTGGCCAAGTCCAGGGCCTTGACGCTATGAACCATCCCGTAAACAGCGATATCCCGGTCGGGGATGTTATGCTTGGTCCGCACAGCCCGGATCGTCGATTCCCTGTTCTCCGGGCTCCAGCCCGTATGCGAAATGCTGCCAGAAGTCGGAAGCTCAGTGACAAAACCCCGTCCCACCAGATACACCCCAACCCCGCCCTTTTCGACTACAGAGAGCCAGAAATCCCAGTCCTGAGCGGCCTTGAGCGACTCATCCCAGCCCGGAAAGAACTCTCGCTTGACCGGAAACATAGAGGCGATGTAATTTCCGCACTGAAGCGAATAGGGATCAAATTGCTCGGCATCGTGAGCGCCCTCTTCGTTCGCAAACTCATAACCCGAATAAACAAAAGCCGCGTCCGGATTGCGATCAAAAGCTCCTATCCACATCTCGGCCATTTCGGGTTTGGCAAAACAATCCGCGTCCCAAAAAGAAATATAATTTCCTTTCGCGTGCTTGAAACCTTCATTTCTGGCTTTAGGGGCTCCGCCGTGTTCTATAACCACCTCTTGCACCTTGTATTTGCCAGCCACTTTCTGAAGTTCGGCGTCCGGCCCGTCAAACACACAAATGACCTCAAAATCCTTGAAGCTTTGGTCAAAGAGGCTGTCTAAACACTTTTCAAACGTCGCGACGGACTTCTTGTAAACCGGAATGACAAACGAGAGAATTGGTTCTTTACTCATTGACATGCCGTTACCGCCGTAAGACTTGATCCCAAGATCACGTATTGCCCTCCCGCCGTATTGCCGGAGAATCCGCCCGTTGAAACGCAGACGATCCCTTTCACCCCGCCAGCGTTTGTGCAGTCAGGGCAAAACAAGATCTGGCCCGTAGCCGTGGAAATTAAAGACGTGACGTTCGCTTTGGGGACGACCGCAAGACCCAGACTGCCCGTAACCGTTGACGTGGACATCTGAACGCCGCCAATAGAATGATATTGAGCAGAGAGGGCAAAGGCCGGGATGAGAATTAAGACGAGGACGATCAGTATTGATTTCATGGTTTCTCCTTATACTCCGACAATCGTGGCGCTGACCAAATCCGGAAGATCCGTCGGCATCGTGGGCTGGGTGTTGGCTATCGTTTGAAGATAGCTGACAATCGTCGCCCGAGATGTCCCGACCGGAAACGTCGGGCGAATCAAGGGAAGCGTCTGCGATCCGTTGTAGATCTGCACTTCTAAAAAGATGTTCGTTCCGTCTGAAACAATACTGATGACTTTGACCGTATAGGCATTAGCCATAAACAAGCTCCTTAACGAAAGGCTCAAATTCGGCCTTATATTTTGAAAAGACTTC